TCTTTAGCTTCAGATATTTCTAAATATATAGAACTTGCTGAATACCTACGTAGACAAGCTGGTATTTCTGTAGGTGTTACAGACCAAGTTGAGGGTCAAATAGGTCCTGATGAGGCTGTTACAAACGCTAAACAAAGTCTTATTCAAAGTTCTCATATTTTAGAACCTTATTTTGATTTACATAATACTGTAAAAAGAAACATATTACAAGCGTTATTAGATACAGCTAAAATTTGTTATGCACAAAAAGAACCAAGAAAACTCTCTTACATATTAGATGATATGTCAAGACAGAGTTTAACCATAGACCCAATGGTTTTAGACAATGCTACTTTAGGTGTATTTGTTTCTAATTCTTCTAAAGCAGAAGAAGCTAAAGATATTATACGTCAATTAACACATGCAGCTTTACAAAATCAAAAAGTTGAATTATCTGACGTTATCTCAGTTATCCGTCAAGATGGTATTGTTGAAGCTGAAGAAACTCTTAAATTAGCTGAAGCTCAAAGAAAAGAATTTGAACAACAAATGCAACAACAACAAATTCAAGCCCAAACAGAAGAGAGTGAAAAACAAAGGGAATTTGAAAGAGAGAGACATCAAATGAATGTGGAACTTACTATACTTAAAGAAGAAGAAAGACGTAAGACAGAGATGGCTAAGGCTGCTCTTATGGGAGCTTCTTTCAATCCTAAAGCTGATATTGATGGTGATGGTCAGAATGACTTTATAGAAATCATGCGTGGAGAGGTTGATATGCAAGTAAAAAAGGAAAAGTTAGCCTTAGAAAAAGACAAACTTGAACATCAAAAGAAACAAGATAAAATTAAAAATAATCTTGAAAAAGAAAAATTAGATGTTGCAAGGATGCAAAAAAGAGCAAAAGCGTAATAATATGAGAAATTTTAAAATTAAATATTTGAACTTGACATTTATTAATAATTAAATTTACATTTGTATGACAGAAGAAAACAAAACTCCTGAAACCAATGAGTTTGGTTGGGAAGAAATTTCTCTCTTTGAAGAACCTAAATTGGAAGTAGAAGAGAAAAAAGAAGAGGATAAAAAAGAGGAAGAAGAAGAAGGGTTTGACTTTGAGACTGTGGGCAGCGATAAAACTGTGGGCAAAGAATCTGGAGAACAACAATTAGAATTAAATTCTATAGGTATTGTTTCTAAACTGAAAGAAAAAGGGTTCATTGATTTTGAACTTGAAGAAGGGGAAGAATTGACAGAAGATTTAGCTGAAGAAATTCTTGAAGAAGGGTTTGAGGTTAAGCTAAATGAAAAGATAGACGAATTATTTAAGGATTTACCTGTTAATGTTAGAGAGCTTAATAAGTTCGTTTTAAAAGGGGGTTCTTTAGAAAAGTTCATTGAAACAATGATTAAACCTGTAGAAACAGGGTTGAGGCTGGATATGGATTTAGATGTTGAAGATAATCAAATTGCAATAACTAAATTCCAATTAAAGCAAGATGGTTATGATGATGACTATATTGCTGACCAAATAGAATATTTACAAGATTCTGGTAAACTTGAAAAGATAGCAAAGACACATTTTAATAAATGGGCAGCAAAAGAAAAAGAAAGACAAGCAGAATTAGTTGAAAGACAAAAACAAGCTGTAGCTCAGGAGAAACAAACACGTAAAGCCTATAAAGAAAAAGTAACAAGATTAATCAAAGATGTTACAGATTTTGAAGGTCTTACTATAACATCTCAAGATAAACTTGTTATTCCGTCTTACATGACAGAAAAAACAGTTAAACTTGAAAACGGTATAGAGATTACAGAAATGCAAAGAGATTTGCATATGGCTTTACAAGACGAAAAGAAAGCTATATTAATAGCTAAGCTTTTAAAAAATGATTTTAAGTTTAATGATATTGTTAAAAATATAGAAACTAAAGTTACTAAAAAAGTTAAAGATACAATTGAAAAAGGAAAACAAATACCATCAACTAAAGGTAGAGGAAGTTCACAACCACGAAGTTTAGCTGATTTTTTATAAAACAAAAACAAATCTAATAATTAAAAAATTAAACGTATGAGTTTAAAAGTTAAAGAAATGGATTGGATGGCAAACATGACTGAGTTGAACCATTTAGGTAAAGCTCTGTTAATCCAACCACAAAAAATGATGGGTGTCTTAGATACACTATTTTCAGCACAAAATTACTATTCTGATAACCCAATGTTGTCTTTATTGATGGGTTCTAAAAATGAACAAACTATTGATGGTTTAGAATGGGAATGGGATATGAAAGGTGCAGATACTCGCCCATTAGTAATAGTAGAAAATATTATACCAACAAATGTTACTCCTGGTAAATTTAAAACCTCTTTCCAAATTAAATTGGATGAAAATTGGTTTATTCCTGGAGACGTTATCACTCCTGGTGCTGCTGATAAACGCTATCAAGTACGTATTGTGGATGACCCACAACGTCAAGGTGATGGTTGGGTTTATACTGTACGTCTTATGAGTGATGATGACAATTTCTTCTTAGCTCCAACTTATTTAACACCTGGAACTCAATGGAGTAAATTATTCTCTAACTATGAAGAAGGTGCAGAGCAAAGTGGTTCTACTACATTCTCTACAGCTATGAGTTTCCGTAACCGTTTAACTAAGTATCGTAAACAGTATAAAATTACTGACTATGCTTCGACTGCTGTATTGGCTGTTAAAATCCCAGACAAAACAGGTAAATTACACGATTCATGGATTCGTTATGCAGAGGTAGAATTTTTACGTCAATGGTATCGTGAGTTAGAAAGAGCTGTGTGGTATTCTCGTTCTTCTAATACAGTTATAGGTTCTACAGGTCGCCCTGTAAGAAGTTCTGCTGGTATTGAAGAGCAATTAGAAGATTCTCACCGTGAGTCTTATTCAATATTAACTGCGAAGCTTATTGAAGAGTACTTAATGGATATTTTCTACTCTCGTAAAAAACCAGGTGAAGGAAGAAATATTAAAGCGTTTACAGGTGAATATGGTATGTTACAATTCCATAGAGCTGTAACTGATGAGTTATCTAAAAAAGGTTTCTTAACTGAAGTTTCTAATAACTTTGTTGAAAAATCTAATTCTCCATACCATACTAACGCTATGTCATATGGTTATCAATTTACAAAATATAAAATGGCTAATGGTGCTACTTTAGAGTTAATCCATAACCCATTGTATGATGATAGAGAAATAAATTCTGAGATAGACTCTATTACAGGATTCCCTATTGAGTCTCAAAAATTCACTTTCTTGGATTTTGGTGGTGATATGAATAGCTCTAACATCAAACTTAAAAAGAAAAAAGATGGTGATGCTTTTGGATATGTTTGCGGTATGTATGGTCCTTATGGTCCTTCAAGCAAAGCAAGCACACCTGCACACTCTGGAGATTACTATGAAATGCACATAGAAGCTCATAAAGGAGTTGAAATTACAGACCCAACTCGTTGTGGTCAATTATACTTAGCTCGTAGCTAATATAATTAAATATTAAAAATATGGTTAGATTTTTCTAACCATATTTTTTATTTGTAATTAAAGTGTTATATTTGCATAAAGAAAATTTATTTAACAAAAAATTATTCATATGAGTAAAGTTGAAATAAGACCCTTACCTATACCTAAATGGCATGGAAAACAAGGTAAGGAAAGTTTTGCAAGACCTACAAAAATTCGTGCTTTGGTAGATACTTCAAAGAATGAATATTCAACAGGTCTTACACCTCAAGAAGTAAAAGAGTATAGTAAGCTCTTACAACAGGATTTATCACCTATATTTAAAGCTGATAAACCACACGAATTTTGGGATGGTTCACAAGCTTTTGTAAAACTTTTAAATTCTACACAATATTTAGATACTTCTAAACCTTTAGATTTTATTCGCTATAAAATTTGTAAAGCATCACCATTTGTTGCTAATTCAATGAAAGAATGGGAAGAAGGTAAATTTCCAAGAGCTACCCATGTTCTTTATGATGAATTAGAAGAGATTGAAATGAAAGCCTCTAAAGTTGCTTTAAAAACTAAAGCTACTATAGAATGTGCTAAACTTTCTTTAGATAAGAAAGTACAATTAATTCTTATTATAGAAGGTAAAATCATGAAAGGTAAATCAAGTAATTTTGTTGATGTAGTTCTTTCTGAAATGATTGATAAAAAAGCTGAAGAAATTTTAATGACTTTGAATATGGAAGCAGAAGATTTATATCTTAAATCTTTAGTTTTAGAAGCTCTCCAAAAAAATGTTTTAAGACGTGAGAATTACAAAATTAAGTATTTTGATTCATCATTAGGTTCTGAAGTTATGGATGTAGTTCAACTTTTGAAAAAACCTGATAATGAGCAATTAAAATTACATATTGTTTCAGCAATTAATAGCTAAGGATAATGACAATACAAGACATGCACTATGACCTTAAAAAGAAATTAAATAAGGTTGATAGTCAACAATATAGAAACTTATTGATACCTGAGATAGATTGGGCATTAAATGAAGCTATGGAAATATTTGTAAAGCTTGTAGCACAACCTCGATATAAAACTCAAATGGGTTTTGAGACTGCTCAAAGAACTATAGATGATATACGCTCTATTGTAGTGCATGAATCTACTCTACCAATTGTTAATAATATTGTTTCATTGCCTGCTGGTTATTGGCATTTTTTAAATGCTACAGCAAGTATGACTAAAGGTGTATGTACTTCTACAGGAAGAATATTTATAAGACAGCATGATGATAATTTTGAATCAAGTCCTTTTGATAAATCTTCCTTTGAATGGAAAACTATAAACTGCGTTTTCACCGAAGATGGTATGAGATTATACACTGATGGTACTTTTAATATAAGTTCAATATCTCTTTCTTATATTAGAAGACCTGAGTATATGCACTATGCTCAAGGGTTTAATGCTGGTACATATACTCTACCTTCAGGTGTAGTCTTGAGTGGGTCTGTTAATTGTGAACTTCCAGACCACACTCACAGAGAGATAGTTGATATTGCTGTTCTTATTTTATCTGGAGAACTGCAAACTAATGATTTACAGGTAAAACAAATGAAGTTAAATTTTAATCAATTAAATTAAAAAGATAAAAATGAGTAAAAACAATCACGTATTTCAAGTACTTGTTGGTGCTGGGAATCAAGCTGTAGCTACAGCAGGCACAACTGTTAAAGCTTTGGTTGCTGACAATGTTATTGGTAAAATAGGGATTTTTGATGCTAAAACAAATTTAGCTGTGGATGCGTCAAGTACCTCTACAGAAATCTATATTGCTGTTGCTGTTGATAATGATGGTGATGGTGTTGTAGATGGTATTAAAAAATCTGCTGGTCAGAAAATCAATTTGAAAGGTCTTAAAGGGTATGAGTTTACCCCATACCAAGCACCTCTTCCTCAAATTGTAACTATTTCTGATTATGGAGATACTTTGGGTGGTACTGAGTTTATCATTCGTTTAGAGTTCCGTAACCAAGAAATTTATAAAAAACAAGGTTATAATCAATACAGTAAAGCATATTCTATCATAACTGATGGTTCTTCTGTAACTACTGTTGATGCTAACCAAATTACTATTAAATTTGTTAATGCAATTAATAATGACCCTCTTCAATTGGTAACTGCTAAAGCTATTGCTGCTGATGCTATCACTATATCTACACATGGAACTTCAGCAAATTACTCTGCTGGTGATGAAATGACATTAGCTGATGTTGCTGTAATTGAAACATTCAATGCTACTGCTAATGCAAATGGCAAAGTTTATAGTTCAATTAAATTAACTACTAACAGTTTGGGTATTAACAAATTCTTCCAAATTAACACTAAATATCACACTCCACGTCAAACAATGGTAATACCTTCATTGGTTTCAGGTTTTGATGGAACAGGTACTATTACTATCACTCAAAACATTAAAAATGAGCAAGGTAGTGGTTATGATATTAAAATGAAAGAATATGAAGCTGCTGGTTGGGATGCAACAGGACCATACCGTCAATATGCTACTACAGGTCTTCCTAAAGATGAGTTAATTTATGCTGCTTCTGAAACAGCTAAATATCATCAAATAGTTTTGACTACTGAAGATAGCTCTTATGGTGGATTCCAAACATTCTATAATACAGTATCTAATATTATCGCAATACCTCAAGCTGATACTACTACTTTAACTTCTATACTTACTGTATTAGATGGTCTTACTGGTGGTGCTGCTTCTAATAAATTGTTTTCTATAGCTGCTCCTGCTGACATAGCTGATAATACTGATGGTTCAGAATCTATTACTGCTGTAGTAACTAATCCAAGTGGTATACCATTGACTTATGCTTGGACACAAGTATCTGGACCTGCTACTGCAACGCTAACTAATGCAACTAAATTAACTGTAGGTTTTGTAACTGAAACTAATGGAACTTATGTACTTCGTGTAACTGCAACTGATGCTAATGGTACTACTGCTACAGATACTATTTCGGTTACTGTAACAATTCCTGGATAAACAATCTAAATGAAGAGAGGGAAACCTCTCTTCATTTATTTAAAAATATAAAATATGATAACAGTAAATTTATTACAGATAAGTAATACAAGTGATTCAATCACATGTAATGTTACTACAAAGGTTGGTGAGACTATAACAGGATTACGGGTATGGGATAGTACAGGTTATAACCTTTCTTCTCAAGCTATTGATTTGTCTGGTTTATTAACCCAAGCTTCAGAAACAGAAAACTTAACAATAACTGCTACAGACTTGCAAGTAAGTTTTATTTCAGGTTTATACATTTTTGAGATTACTTCTTCAGAAGATGAAGATAATATTTATACTGCTATTGTAGGAAATTTCTCAGGTTACTATGAATGTCTTTTAGATAAAACTCTAAAAGTGGAGATTAAAAATTGTAAAGAATTTAATTATGGTAATTGCCCAGATTGTGAAGAAAATCTATTTTTCGTCAATACTCTTTTAGATGCTTTAAATACTGCTCTTATTTTAGGATATTATGAGGAAGCTTGTAGAATAGTAGAAAATTTAAAAGAAATGTGTGATTTGTGTACAGAATGTGGTGGAGATTATACATTTGAAAAAACTTATGGTACAAGTTACAGAACAGAAAATAATCTTGTAATAAAAGAATAGCATGATAACTGATGTTACAAATAATACAATACTTTTAAGAAGTGTAAATAAAAACCTAATACAAAAGTTTTTTTGGGGTGATGCTCCAAATAAGAAGTTGTTAGTTTTTTTTAATATACTTACTAAACAATTAGAGTATGCTACTCTACAAGTTTTTAATGGAGATGAAACTTATGAAGAAAAAATACAAATACTAAAAAGTCAAATTGCTTCTTTAAAAGAAAAGTGTGAAGCTATTTGTAATACAAGAGGACAAAATTATTTAATAACCAATCAAATAAATCAACTTATGGAACAATATTTTGAGTACTTTTTGCAAAGACTTTTGCAAACTACAGTACATAATGACTTCTCTGGTAGAGGTTTTAATGGTGATGCTACTGATGTTCACCCTGCTGAAGCTATTGCTGTAGATTCAGATGTATTAACTTCTGAAAATGTTTTAGATGCTTTAGAAGAATTATATTATAAAAAAGTAGTATATCAAGTAGATTTTAATATGGTTAATGAGAATGTTGGCGTAGTAAAAACTATTGTGCCTAATGTACCTAACTCTCTTTTTATCCCTACAGAAATTACAATGGTAAATATGGGTTCTGTAGAAATTCCTATTACAGGTGCATATGGAGCTATAATTTTTAGTGATATTGATGGTAATGGTACTGCTGATGAATACTCTACAGGATTTGCAAATAATAATGGATATGAGTTAAAAAGAATTGGTTCAAATGTGTTTGCATATAATGATGGTGATAGAGCTATAGATATTTCTACTAATCCTATTACGGTAACACTAACAACTAACTCTACACATGAAAAAAATAACATTAGAATTTTTCTTGAAGGTTATATAACTCCTAAGTTAAGTGTATAATGTTGTATATACCCATTGGACTGACAATGGAAAAAGATTGTTTGCTAATTTTAAGGATGAAGATTTGTTCTTAAAGTTAGCAAAACTTTCTATTAATAGTACAAAAAATTATCCTACATATATTTATACAGATTTTGATGGTAGAGAATATTTAAGTAAACATTTAAAAGGTGTAACCTTTATTCTTCAAGAGTATAATATCCCTCAAGGATTTTGGAACTTGCCAAAACTTCAAACATACTCTCAACAAAATGCTCCATTTTTACATGTAGATTTAGATTGTTATTTTAAAGAGCCTTTAGAAATAGAAGATTCTGAAATTATAACTGAAGGTATAAGAACACATGACTTACCTCAAAAGTTTATGAGACATTTTAATATGAGTTTTGATAAGCCTTTGCAAATAATATGTTCAGGTATTTTAGGGGGTAATAGAGTTGATGTGTTTAAAAGTTTATATATTATGGCTTTAACATATTTAAAAGGCTTCAGTATAAAACCTGTAACATATCAACATCTTATAACTTTAGAGGAAATACTTTTAACTGAGATGGTAAAAAATCTTCAAATAAAAAAAGTAAAAACTCCTTTTAATCATTTACAAAGAGATGCAAGACAATTTTCTTATAGAATTGAAGAAGTAGAAAAAGATTTTAATAAAATATTTTGAAAAAGGTTTTTAATGTAGTATTTTTGTTAAAAATAAAATAAAATGGAAAGACCAGGATATGATAATTTAGTTCGTAAAGTACTTTATTTATTTAGTGCTTTTAATCCTTTTAAGAAAAAAACTGAAGAGGATATCTCTATAATACAGGAAGATATAAAGGATTTAGTGAAAGGTCCAGCTTCTTCGGTAGCTAATACTGTTCCTGTATATGCAGATGAAACAGGTAAGTTGTTGAAAAATGGTACGGGAGTTTACGCTGTAGGTGGTCAAGTAGGTATAGGTACAAATAACCCCTCCGAAAAACTGGATGTTGTTGGGAATATTGCAGTTTCAGGAACAGTAGATGGTAGAGATGTTGCTACAGACGGATTAAAACTTGACGGAATAGAAGAAGGTGCTCAGGTAAATGTAAATGCTGATTGGAATTCTGTTTCTGGTGATTCTCAAATATTAAATAAGCCAACTGATATTACAGATTTAAGCACACACGCAAGTTCGGAACTTTCTGATGGTGCTGATTTAGTTAAAGGCCCAGCTTCATCAACCGTAGGTTATATAGCAGTAGCAGATGACACAAGCGGAAAATCAATTAAGTATGTCCCTGTTACAGTAGACAATTCGGGAAATGTCGTGATACCAGGAAATGCAACTATTAACGGTACTCTTACAACGATTAATTCGGAAACATTACAAGTTAAAGATAAGAATATTGAAATAGCAAAAGTTGACGCTCCTACTGATGATACTGCTGATGGTGGAGGAATTACACTTTTAGGAGCAACGAATAAAACAATCACATGGATTAAATCAAAACTTTCATGGGTATTTAATCAAGCGGTAGAAATAGCAGGGAATTTGAATGTTATAGGTAATATAGCTGTATCAGGCACAGTAGATGGTAGAGATGTATCAGCAGACGGGTTAAAACTTGATACTACAGTTGTTGGTCCCGCATCTTCAACAGATAACTCTATTCCAGTATTTGATGGAGTTACGGGTAAGTTATTGAAAGGTACAGGCGTTACTATAGACGGAGAAAATAACATTTCAGGAGGTACATACACATCAGGTTATGGCACATTTGTAGGGGTAAGTTTTAGTAAAACTATTCCAACAGACGTAGAAGAAAATACACTTTTTATTAACACTCTTACAGGTAGTAAAACCATCAAAATGACTGCCTTGATTAATGATGCAAATCCAACACAAACAAAAGTATCATTTAAGATGTTTGGAACAACAACTGATGTCACACCTTTGGTAATTAATAATCAAGGCATCACAGTTTCTAAATTGAATGGGATTACTCCAGAAAATATTGTGCAAGGGGCAGCTTCATCATTAGATAATAGTGTACCAGTTTTTGATGGGATTACTGGTAAATTGCTAAAAGATAATACAAAGGTTTACGTGGTGAATGAAAGTGTAGGAGTTGGCACGAACAATCCCTCTGAAAAACTACATGTTATAGGCAATATAGCAGTTTCTGGTACGGTAGATGGTAGAG